CCGCGCAAGACGTCGCGCAGGCGGCTGCCGGCCCGGGCCGTTCGGTCCAGCTCCTGCCCGGCCTGTCGGCTTTCCTTCCCGAGCCTGTCCGCCTCGCGCGCGGCCTGGCCGAGGCCGCTTGCGCGCACCTTGTCGGCCGCGCGGCCGACGTCTTCCACCTCCCGCGCAGCCCGGCCGGCGGTCTGGCCCAGGCCGCCCATGAGCCTGTCCGTGCGCGCGGCGGCGATGCCGACCGAGCGCACGCCTTCGCCGGCGCGGTCCATGCGGCCAAGCTCGCGGGCGGCGGCTCCGGCTCCCTGGCCCACGCCCCGGGCGGCCCGGGTGACGGCGTCCAGGGCCTTGGCCGCCCGGCCGGCCATCTCGTCGCGCAGGCGCAGGACGACCGCGATTTCCGTGCTCTTGCCCATGGCCTACGCTCCCTGTGTGCGGCGGCGCGGAATGATGCGCCGGCCGTTCCCGGTCCCGGCGCGGCCGGTCAGGATGGCCAGATAGGCTTCCGCCTGCGGCATGGTCATGGTGCGAATGTCCCCCAACGTAAAAGCCTTGCCCGCCAGCGCTACTTCGAGGAGCCGGTAGTCCCGGAGTCGGCGCTCGCGGGCGCGAGCTTTCCCCGCAGGGCCTCCTCGGCCTCGGAAAGCGGCGTGTAGTCGCTGTAATGCAGGCTGCCCAGCAGCTCGGGCGTGACGGCTTCGGCCGGGAGCGTGCCCAGGCGCGTGAGCGAGCGCGACCAGACATAGCGCGACAGGCGCGCCGAACAGGCGTTTTCCGGGGCGTTCTCGATGGCCCATTCCATGTCCTCGATGGTGGGCACGCGCATCTCGAAGTCCTTGTGCAGCGCGCCGGCCGCGTCGCGGTAGCCGACCGACAATTGCCCGGTGACGGTAATCATGGGCTATTCCTCCACTTTGTTGAGCGACAACAGCTTGGCGTCGATGCGCGCCTCATTGTCCACGGTGTATTTGCCGCCGATGCTGACCACGGCGCAGTCCTGGTAGCTCTCCCGCTTGCCGCCATCGGTGACCGGGTAAACGGTCAGCTTGGCCCCCTCGACGGCCGACCAGTCCAGGGCGTCGTCCTTGGGAATGGCGGCGGTGACGGACAGCTCCCAGGTTTTCACGCCCTGGTGGTAGCCCATGGCCCGGCCGGTGCGGTTCATGGTTTTAACGACCTTGCGGCCGGTTTCGTGCTGTTCGGAAAAATCCACGACCTCGTATTCCCGGCCGTCGATCTCCAGAATGATCGCGCCCAGGTATTCCTTTAACGCCACTTTGATTTCCCTCCGTTAGAGCAGCAGGTCGATGCGGCCGGCGAACACATGCAGCCCGTTGACCACGTCCGCCGGGATCAGGGCATTGAGCCGGTTGGGGTCCTGGCTGTCGCGCTCCACGATGAGCCCGGGCAAGTTGGCCTTGACCTCCTCCACGATCTCCAGCTCCTCGCACTTGTAGAGCACGTCGATGAGTTCCGAGCGCACCTTGGCTTCCGTGCGGCCGGTCAGCTTCTCGCGGGGAAAGCGCAGGCTGATGCGCTCGCGGCAGGCCGTGCGCAGGTAGTCCAGGGTGCGGATGGTGGTGAGGTCCAAAAGCGCGATGTCCTCGCTGCCCTGGGCGTCGCGGGTGTAGGTGGTGACGGCGCGCACGATCTGCACCACCTCGCCCGGGCCGACTTCCAGGGGCGTGACGCCGTTGTAGAGGGCCGATTCCTGTTCCATGCGGCCCAGGCGCGCGGGCACGGGCGGCACGGCCACGGGGGAAAGGGCCAACGTGTTGAGCGGCCGGGCCGGGTCCTCTTCGCTGGCGATGACGGCGGCGTAAGCGGCGGCCACCACCCACGCAGGCGACGGCGTGCCGGGCAACAAGCCGCAGGTGATGCGGCCCGAGTTGATGAGCCCGGCCAGGGTGGTGGCCGCCGCCAGGGTGCCGGTGTGGGCGTAGACGCCGACGGCCCCGCGCTGCTCCAGGGCGTGGCTGACCGCGTCCAGATGCGAGCGTAAAGCGGTTAGTTGCGTCTGGCCGTTGTAGGGCACGGCGATGATGTCATGCCCGTCCGCGAACACGGCGGCCAGGCCCGGGGCGATGTCCGGGTCGGTCATGCCGCCGGCCATGGGCGCGATTTCCGCCGCCAGCCCGGGCACGGCCAGGGACGCGGCGAGGCTGACGCCGTTGCCGGCCGCGCCCTTGTTGCGGGCGGTCAGGGTCACGACGCCGTTCGCGGCGGCGGCCGTCACGGGCAGGATGCGGCTGGCGTTTACGCGCTCGGCCAGGGCGTCGGCCACGGCGGCCGCGGCGTCGCCCAAGGCGGCCGCCACCTGCACCAGCTGGGAGCCGATGGTCAGGTTGACCACGCCGACGCCGGTGGACGTGCCGGTGAGCGTTAGCTTCCCCGTGGCCGCGATGCCGGCCGCGTCGTCCGGCACGGTCACGACCGTGAGGCGCAGGTACGGGTTGGCGGTGATGGCCGCGCGCACCATGAGGTGGGCCAGGGAGCCGGTGCCGAAAAGCGCGCGCGCCTCTTCGTCGGAAAAGACCTCCACCGGCGTCAGCGCCGGCTGGGAGCCTTCGGCCGTGCCCTGGGCCACGATGAGCATGCGCTGCACGTTGGCCGGCAGCGTGCGCACGGCCAGTTTGGTGTTGAACTCGAAATACTTGCCCGGCTTGCGGATGGAGGCCGGCAAGGTGTCGAAGCTGATATGCGGGCTGGCCATCATTCCTCCTTGGCCGTCTGCGGCGCGGCCTCGGGCTTGGCTGCGGCGGCCTTGGCCGGCACGAGCAGCAAGTCGCGGTCGGCGATGCGGCGGCGGTAAAAGGCGCTGTCGGCCACGGCCACGGGCGCGGCGTCGGTGATGTAGCGGCGCGGCATGCCCTCCATGGGCACGCGCAGGCCGGGCGCGGCGCGCACGGTGATGGTGTTCACGGCTTGTCTCCTTGTAGTTCGACCAGGTCGGCGGCGTCGGCCACGCCGTCGTCCGGCACCAGGTGGTAATTGAGCCCTACGCGCTCCAGCAGGGGCGGCTCGGGCGCTTCCAGTTCGCGCAGGCGCAAGGGGTAGATGGTGTGCCACTCCAGGGCGAAAGCGGACACGGCCTGGCCCTTGAGGCTGGCGTTTACAATGGTCCGGGCGCGACCCGGCACGAAGGGATCGATGGGCAGGCCCAGGTCCTGGTTCGTCAGCAGCCGGCGCACGTCGGCAAGCATGCGGTAGGTGCCGACCTGCCGGCCGTCGCCCTGGCGGGTGGACGCCTCGGAGCGCAGGTTGCGCGCGCCGACCAGCACCACGAAAGTGGCCGGGATGTGCCAGATTTCCTTGCTGGTGCTTACGGCCTTGCCCGGGCCGTCGTGGGCGAAGACCACCCACACGGCCGGGAAGCGGCGCACCACCTGGTCCAAGCCCTCGTCGAACTCGCCGCCGTAGGTGGCGACATGCGGCTTGTAGGGCAAGGCCGCCTCAGCGATGCGCGTCTTGATGGCCTCCTCGATGACGGCGATCACGCCCCGTCTCCCTGCGGTTGCCGGAACGTCCGGCCCGGCCGCCGGTCGAACACCCGGCGGCCGGAGGAAAAAGCCACCCCGGCCGCGCTGCCCTCGCCGGGCAGGGACTGGCCCGGCAGGTCGGCCTTGCCGTCGGCGATGCGCGTGAGCCACTGCACGGCCTGGCGGTAGCGCTCCAGGATCGGGTCCGTCTCGCTGGCCGGGCCGCCGGTCAGGCGGTAGCGGGCGATGTCGCACACGGCGGCGACCAGCACTGGCGGCGCGGGGTCGGCGACGGGCACGGAGTAGCGCCTGGCCAGGTAGCTGTCCGCCTCGGATGCGGCGCGGGCCAGCGCCGCCTCGACCAGCGCCGCGTCCACCGCGCCGGCGTTTTCCCGGTCGGCGATGGCCAGCAGCTCGTCCAGGCCGAAGGCGGCCGTCATGTCGTCCAGGGTGGCGTACATTTACTTGCCTTTGGCCTCGGGGGCGGGTTCGGGGTCCTCGTCGAAGCCGAAGTCTTCGCCATCGCCCGCGCTGTCTCCGGCGTCGTCGGCCTTGTCGGGCGCGGGGTCGCCGGCCGCGCCGGGCTTTTTCTTGCGGGGCGGCGGCGCATCCTCGGGCGGGTCAATGACCTCCACCTCCAGGTCCGGGTCCGCCCGGAGCCGGGCGAGCTGTTCCTCGGTGACGGTGCCGGGCGGGATGTCGCCGGGTTCGGCCCCGTGCCGGAGGCCGGCCCGGTAATGGCCGCCGCGCAGGCTGCGCGTGCGCACGATGGCGGGAACTTTGGGCATAACGGCCTCCTAGTTGAGCCAGGGCGTGACCAGCACGTCCACCAGGTTGGCGTTGGGGTTGTCCGAGCCGTCGGAACGCCGGGCCACCTGCACCACCTCGGCGGCGGGCGTGCGCAGGTTGGTGGGCACCACCAGCAGCGTGGGTTTGATGCCGAGCGGCCGGCCGCCGTCGGCGCGGAAGGCGGTCATGGCGTCGTAGGCGGCGTTGAAGTTTGCGTCGGTGAGCGGCTTTTTCGAGCAGTAAGCCGTCTGCCAGAAGCCGAAGCCGGCGTTGCAGCGGTAGCGGATGCCGAAACGGTAGGCGTCGGTCATGAAGACCGCCTCGTCCTTGCCGTCGGTCATGCTGGAAAGCTCCGGCTTGGTGCGCTCCTGGAAGAGCACGGGCTTGAGCACGCGGGAGGTGTCCAGCAGATACCAGGCCGGGTCCGTTCCGGCGTCGAGGTTGGAGACGACGGCGGCCTCGCCGGTGCCGTCCACGTTG